ATTAAAAAAACACTTGGTTTTGTACCTGTTGAACTTCCCATTATTCTAATAAAATTAACGTCTTGACCACTAAAACCACTCACGCCCGAAGCGTCGTAAGCATTATTAGGCAAAAAATGGCGGTAGTTGCTAGCGGTATTATCTGCGCCTGATGTTCTAAATCTAAAATCGCAAAAAGCATTTGCACTAAAATCTGCATAAATAAGGACTTTATAATTTTGATAAGTTGATGTAAAACAATTATTAACATTTACGGCGGCGGAAGTTGTAAAAGATTGAGCAGTTACTAAAGTTAATCCTGCCGCAGGAAGACCAAAAACTGTAGCGTCGATAGCGTCGCCCAATGCCTCAATCGCTGTTGCGCCGTCTTTAACAAAGTCTGTACTTGTAGGTACTGGCCAGCCGTAGTTAGGTGTGGTAGTTGCCATAGTTATAAATCCTGCCATTCTGTCGTACTTGGAGTATACCCCGCCCAAGTTACGGTAGGCGCTATTTGCAGCCAAATTTGGTGTGGGTATGTCTCAGAAACAGCCGAACAAATAAGGCTAACTGTCGCCGTATATCTGTCTATGTTCCAGTTCATACCTTCTACGAACCCGTCAAAAACTGTACCAAATACAGCTGGTAAATCGTTTGTAAATACGCTCGCTCCGACGTGCATTGATATTAGCGCGTCCCTTGTGGCGTTATTTACCGTAGGGCTGTGTAGGGCTATGCTCAATTGTTCAGGGTAGGTACGCGGGTAGGCGCGACTTAATAGGAAATTGTCGGCTTGGCTCTGGGCGTCCGTACCGTTTTCTAGCTGTGTTGCCCTTGTGCCTGCTAACTGTCCGTAAGATTGCTGGCTTATGTAATCTTCTGCATACTTTTCAGCGTTGGACTTATAAGTTACGGTTACGTCATTTACAACTTCTGACCATTGAGCAGCTTGTCTTAAGCCGTCGGTTAGTAAATCGTCAGCTGTTAGCGTTAAAGGCGATTGCGTGGCTCGACTGGAATAACTGTCATAAAAGAGCGAGCCGTCGTCTGCTTCATACAAATACCCGCGCCCTGAATTAGCGGCATCTTGTGCAAGTGTCCAAGCGTTTATAACGCCGCCATTATAGGCTTCTAATTCGTAATCTCCAGGCTGGTCTATTTGGGCTAATAAATTGTCAAGTAAAATAGCCTGAGTAGCGTCCCAATTTTCCCACGTTGCAATACTGCTAATTTGTTGCCAAGTTAAAGTAGGTGAAAGTTCGTCCCAGTCTTGCGTAAAAGCGTCCGTCAAAATGTTAAAAATTCGTGTTCCGTCAAATTCTTTAGCGTAATTTACTGCACCTGTTAAGCGTCTGTTTAATTGAGCTAGTACACCTACGCCTGTAATGCGATAAATTGCTACCGAACCAATGTCCCCATAACCTTGTAGGCTTATTTCAATGTCCGAAATAGTCCCAGTAAACAAAGTATTATAAGTGCCGTTTGTGTTTTGTATCTGTACTTGGACACTTTCCGAAAGCGTGACATTTAAAGGTGTGTCTGCATCTGTCCATAAGCTAATACTGGCTATGCCTACTTGTGCCTGTTCGTAAATGTTTCTGCGCCCTAATTGCAGGGAAATCCCGCTTATAGTGTTATCTGCATATTCGGTTACACCGCCAAAAATTACTTTAGGGTATGGCGTGTAGGTGGTCATAACGTAGCGCCTACAAAGTTTACCGCTCCTGTACGTCTGGCGCTGTTTTGTAACAGCTGCTCGATACTGCGGCGTGCGCTTTCGCCGTCTATTACGCCGTTAAAAATAAAGGTGTTGCCACCGCCGCCGTTATCTGGTCGAATACTGCCCGAACCACTTGGGACGAAGATTTCACTTCCAAATTCACCTACCCGCACCGCTTGACCAGCTGACACCGAACCGCCTGCAGCTCGTCCACCTGCAAATTGTAGGTAATCGCCTAACCTGCTAAATGGGTTCATAAAGTCGCGTAAGCCTTGTGGCACGCTATCGTAAAAGCGCTTATAGTTTTTGAAAGCATTAGTTACGTTTGTAATTGCGTTAGCAAAAGTTTCTAATGAACTGGCAATACGCTCTAAAGTGCTAATACCGTCTACAGCGTCGGGGCTGGAAAGTTCGCTAAACATATAACCAAAAGCATCTGCTACGGCATTAAGCGAACCGCCTAAGCTGTAAGCACCGCCGCCGCCCAAGTTGCCGCTTAACTCTCTTGCCCTGGCACTTAGTCCGTCTGGGTCTTCGCCTGAAAAACCTTTAGCAAGTAAATTAACCTGTTCTAGCAAGGTTTTTAAAGTAGGTAAAATTCCTACGCCTATGCTCTCTTTAAGTTCTCCAAAACGTTCGGTAACAATAGCTAACTGCCCTGCGTATGTTTCGGTATTGGCTTTAGCAGCTCCACCGAATAAACGGGTTAATTCACCTTGTACAAGGTTAAAATCGCCAGACTTCTTTATAGCGTCGTCTAGTGGAATACCTAGCTTAGTAAGCGCTCCAATGTTCCCGTTATATGCTTTGGCTAAGCTAAGCGACACATTTTCTAAATCTTTACCCGTCGCCGCCGATATGTCTAAAGCTAGATTAGTTAATTGCTGAGCTTTTCCTACGTCGCCTGTAGCCCTTGCAAGGTTCGCCAGGGCTGGGCGTAGTTTCGTATCGGCTACGCCAAAAGCTAATTGCTGTTTTGTTATGTATTCTTCGGTGCTTGCTATTTGTGCGTCTGTAGCGTTAGTAGTGTTTTGCAAAGCTTTTGCTAGTAACTTTTGGCTTTGTTCGTCTTCAATAGCGGCTTTAACACCGTCTACCCCAATTTTTACGGCATAGGCGGCAGCGGCTACGCCTGCAGCTGCTAAGGCTGCGCCTGCAATTTTGCCCGCTTTTGCTACTTTGTTACCAAATGTTTGGGTATCTTGCCCAGCCTGTTTTAACCCTTTACCAAATTTATCTACATCTGCTAAAAGGTTAAGCTTAAGGGTTCTTTGTGTAGCCATTAAATCGTTACCCCTTTAGTCCAGTTGCTTAAAACTTCGTCGCAGGCTTCGTGCCACTCTCTAGTTATTTTAGGCTGTAAGCGGCGCAATTCTGGGTAAATCCAATATCCTTCGTTACCTTGCCCGCGTTTAGGGCTGCGATAAGGAAAGCGACGCCCACCGTTAGGAAATGCACCGTTAGCGCTAGTTGGGTCTGCTCCAAATTCCGAACCTATAAGTAGCTCGCCTGAAACTGCCCCGCCTGAAAATTTAACCCGCGAACCGCCAATAGTAATATTTGGTACGCGGTCTTTATTAGCCCTAGTAGTTTGCGCTATCTTCATAGCCTGGCGATACATAGGCGCATAACTAGCTGCGGTTTTAATGTCTTCGGCTACCCAGCTAGCAATACCTTTAACTTTTTCTTTAAGTACGGTCTTGCTTTCGGCGTCCATTTCGTTAAGGTCTTTTAGCAGCTTGCGTACTTCGTCGTTTATATCCATTTTTATTCGGATAGTTTGCTTTTCAGCCATTACCTGCTATTCCTTTCCGCTATGAGTTCTAACGCCGTTTCAATGTCAGAGCGACGCCACTTTAGTAAATCCATTAAAGGTATTCCCGTAGTTACAGAAATTTTTACTAAAGTGCTTCGGGTGTTACTTTTGGGTCTTCCTCTAGCACCTCTACCGTTTCGTATTCATGGGTTCGCCATGCCTTACTTGTTTTTAGTTCGGTGTGTCCACCTAACTTGCTGGCAATAAAAAGCATTTCGTTAATTACTTTCATGCTGCCTTTATTCATTTTTAAAACGGCTTCGTTATAGGTAAGTCCTAAAAATTCTTCTAGTTCTATCCATATTTCTATGTCTTCGTCGCTCACTATGTAATTAGTGCCCTGTTTGGTAGTAATTTCGTATTTCATTTAGTGCCCTGTTCTCTTAGTTAAGCGCGTGAAACGCTGCCGTCTTCTACTACAAATTCGACTGTTGTCGTTAGTACGTCTGTTGCTCCGCCGCCAATAGCTGGGAAGTTAGGAAAGACGTTGCAAGTAAAAGTTGAGCCGTTACAATCGAAACTTGCAGCGATAGCAGTATCTCCCGCTGCGCCTGTTGCGTCAAATAGTGCGTCACAAAGTGAACCTACCGCGCCCCAGTCTGCATACATTTCTACGCTTAGGGTAGCTGTGTAGTCGATAGTTTTGTAAGCGCGTCCACTAAGCACTTCTAAAACTGCTTGGTTTGCTTCAACTGTTAGCGTAACTGTAGAAGCCTGCGCGTCGTAATTGTCTCCGTCGATAGTCAGGGTTAAGTCCCTGCCTGTAATGTAAGTTGCCATTAGGCTAACCCTTCCTTTTCGTTGTTATGTAGTTGTTACTAACTCAATGGTAAGCGAGCTAGTAAGCATTTGTTGCCCAGACACTTCTTGTATTTGTGGCTGTG